CGTGACTACGGATTCTGAAATCGTTCAGTCTTTTTTTTATTGAGTTTCTGTTTTGTTCGCATGTAAATAGCTATTTTATTGTTAATCATAATTATAATAAAAAAATAATCACTGTACATACAAACTACATATTTTAATGGTTTCATAAAGTTCGTCAACTGAATTTGTAGTTTGATGTTCTGTTTTAAGTAATTGTATATCATTTTTAATTATTTTTGTATTTGATAAATATTCATTCAAAAATTCAATTGCCTTATCGTATTCAGGCTTATTATAAATAACACTTAAAAATTGATTAGTATTATATGATAGATATTTAAATATGGAAACTAATAATCGGTTTTCTAAAATAAACACAAAAAAAGATGTATATTGTGTTAATTGTGGGAAGGAAGGTCATCTGTTTAAAAATTGTGATGAACCTATTACAAGTTATGGTGTTGTATTATTAAATTTAAATTTAAACAATAATATTAAAGATAATATTATCAATTATCTAACAAAAATAAATAAAAGTATTGATATAATGGATACATATGAAGATATAGGAATATCTATTAATGATGCTAATGATATAGAATTATTCTGTAATCTAAAAAACAACATAAAATTTTTATTAATTAAAAGAAAACATACTCTTGGATTCTTGGAATTTATAAGAGGTAGATATAATATTGAAAATATAGATGGTATAATATTTTTATTTAAACAAATGATACCACAAGAAATAAACAATATTAAATTATTATCATTTGATCAATTATGGGATGAAGTTTGGGGAGATAATAAAAATAAAGTATCATATCAAAATGAATATATTATATCAAAAGAAAAATTTAATAAATTAAAAAGTGAAGATAATGGATTTTTAAATTTAAATTTTTATATTGAAAATGTCTCTCCAAATTGGGGAGATGCTGAATGGGGATTTCCTAAAGGGAGACGTAATTTTAAAGAATCTAATAAAACATGTGCTATTAGAGAATTCAAAGAAGAATCAGGATTTAATGATAATGATGTTATAATCTTAGATAATTTAGGAGAAATCGAAGAAAAATTTATAGGTACTAATGGCATTAATTATAGACATGTTTATTATCTCGCAATCTCAATAACTAATAAAAATCCAATTGTTGATCCAAATAATTCATCTCAAATGAATGAAATTGGTGATATTGGTTACTTTTCATACGAAGATGCAATAAAACGTATACGACCGTATCATATTGATAGAAGAAAAATAATGACCCATTTATACATATATATGATTAATACTCTTATTGAAAAAATTAAAATTAATAATGTTGTACCATTATAACATGTCTCACAATTAAAAATATTTTGATTATGTAATTTTTCAGACAAAAAAAATTACATAATATATTTATAGTATAAATTAGATGGAACAAATCAAAATATTGTTTGATTTAATTAAAAATAATAAATATGATGAATTTATTAAAATATTAAATAAAGAAAAAGCATTAGATATTAATTTTAGAGATGAAAATGGAAATTATTTAATTACATATGCTATTATTAAAAATAATATTGAATTATTAAAACTAATACTTGACAAAGAATGTAGAATTGATATTACCGACCAAGAAGGAAGATCGGTATTATATTTGCCCATAAAATATGCTTATAATGAAATAATAGATTTATTAATTAATTATGATAAAACAAATGTTGGCGTTTCTATTATTGATATGAAAGATAAATTTAATAATATACCATTACATTATGCAATTTTTTTTAAAAATTTAAGTGCAATCGATTCACTAATTAAAGTAAATTCAAATACAAATATTGGAGATGAAAATGGTAACAATTCATTACATTTAGCAATATATTCAAAAAAAACAGAAATTTGTAAAAAAATTTTAGAAACAGATATAAATATAAATTCAAAAACAAGTATTGGAGAAACTGCATTACATATAGCATGTAACTTTAAATTATTTGATGTTGTTAAAATGTTGGTAGAAGCCGGTATTGATGTAAATATACAAGATTATAATAATGAAATTACTGCATTAATGTACAGTATTAATCTTAATGATAATGTTTCTTCAAAATATTTGTTAAATAATTATGCTGACCCAAATATTCAAGATTTTATGGGTAATACATCTATACATTATTCAATTATTGAAGAAAATTATGAAATATTAAATGAACTTGTTAATTCAAAAACAATTAAAATTCATTCAAATTTAAATATTTATAATATAAATGGTCAACTACCGTTACATTTATTATTAGATAAAGAATCTTTTTATGAAAATGAAATTATGTTCGAAATAGTTAGTAAAAGTAATTTGAATTTTCAGAATGAAGAAGGTAACACACCTTTACATATTATATGCAAAAAAGGCTTATGGAAAATATATTCTAAAATTATGAAAACAAAAAAATTAAATATATTCATTAAGAATCATGGTGGTCAAATGCCAGTTGATTATATTAATAAAAATGATATTAATGATTTCATGAATATTGTGATTGATAGTTATTTATATATTCTTAGGAATAGAAATTTTATATGGAAAGAAGATTGGGAAAATTTATGCAACAAAGAATTATTTTATGACAAATTAACCAAAGATGAAATAGAAATAATTAATAAATATATTAAAAGTTCTGATAAAAATTATAAGGGTGAAATTTGTTTTAAACTTGTTAATGATAAACTAAAAGATATATATAATAATAAATCAGCAAAGTGTAATTATTCTTCATATCCACAAAAAAAATCTAGTAAATGTATTAAACTTGATCCTATTTCAAAAGTTGAAATGTGTTCATTTACTGGTATTACACTTGATATATTAATAGGATTAATTTATTTATTGAAAAATTATGATTATGCATGTTCAACAATAACTAGAAATTTTATAAATAATACTGACCTATGTAATTATTTCTCAAATATTGGTATAAAAACAAATACACAGTGTGAATTCCTAAATTTTGAAATTGTTTGGATTTATAAAAAACTATTTTTTTCAGAAAATTTTGCCGAAAATTTCAATAAATGTATCAACAATACAAAAGTGAGATTTGTTATTATACCATTAGGAATTGAATTAAAAAAAGGAAGTCATGCAAACTATTTAATTTTTGATAAAAAAACATATGAATTAGAAAGATTTGAACCATATGGATCTAGTTCACCATATAGATTCAATTATGATAGTAAATTATTAGATAATATACTTGCATTTAAATTTATTGAAATTAATGAAAATATAAAACTTATTAGCCCTGATAAATTTTTACCAAAAATTGGATTCCAATATTTTGATGTATATGAATCTAAAACTAAAAAAATAGGGGATCCTGGAGGATTTTGTGCATTATGGTCACTTTGGTACACCGAAATGAGATTAAAATATCCAGATGTTGATAGAAAAGCACTCGTCAATAAATTATTAAAAGAAATTAAAATGTCTGGTGTATCGTTCAAAAATTTAATTAGGAACTATTCAATTAATATAACAAAAATAAGAGATGATATTTTTGATAAATCTGGAATAACTATAAATGATTGGCTTAATGATCAATATTCTGAATCACAATATTTAGAAATAATAGAAAACATTACTCAATTACTTTCTAAACATACTATGTAAATATATAAATACAAATATTAAAATAAATACAATTGCCAATATTATTATTGATATTGTTATATTTTTAGTATCATTGTACTGCTTTAATAATTTTCTTAAACAAACTTCATATGATAATTCTGGTTTATTATTCATTTTATTAACACAATTATGAATATCAATCATCCATTTTACTAAATTTGTTTTACATTTTATAACTTCTTCTGTTAATGGTGTTTTATCTAAATGTGATTTAAAATTATTTCTACATTTTTGACAAGGCAAAACTAAACCAACAGAATTAATAAAATTAACCATATTCACTTTGTCTTGTTCGGTTGGATTTTCGGGATATTCTAGTGTTACACTATGTAAAAATACCCATGCATGTGGACCCCATATTTCAGGCTTCATATTATTTATAACCTTTATATATTATCATAATAAATAAAATTTTCATTTATTTGATTTAATTTCATTAATCCTTTTATTTTTAATTACTAATTTAATATTTTTTGCATTTTTAACATTTAAATTAATTGTAAAATTTTCTTTTTCTTCTACAAATTTAATTAATGATTCGATATTCATAATCTTTTTTTTATTAATCTTTGATATATAAGGTATGCTGTATTTTTTCTCGTTTATATTTATTAATGGTAAATGAAAATTATTAATATTATCCAATATATCATCTGATAGATTACTTTTATTAATATCTATTAAAACTAATATCATTTCAGTTTCCGAACGATAAGGCTTTTCAATATAATATTCAGATACTGATGTACCAATTATTATACCCATATTTAAATAATTATTTATTATATCTTCACTTAATTCCGCAAATATAAAACCATCCAATTCATATATGTTTCTGTTAAATGATAATGGAATATATTTCATTGAATGTAATGGTCTTGCTAATATATTTATTTTTTTCTCTTTATAATCATTCTTTTTGACCATCAGACGCATTATTTTTAAATTAATAGTTTCACCACACATATAATTCAAAGAAATATATGTGCGAAAATCAATCCATCCTCCAAAATTACTATCATAAACACACATTTCATTATTAATTTCCAATCCATTTAACTCAAATATTATATCACCCTTTTTAATATTTAAGCATTGATTTGGCAATTTATATCTATATTGATTATAATTAATATCATAAGTTTCATCTACTATTATACCATTGATTGGATCAGTGCTTCTATCATCTTTATTAAAACAACATGATGTAAAGTTTCCAACTAATGTACATATTCCATTAAATTCATTCGTGTCACGTATTTCCGTTAAAAATCTATGGATTACATATGATGGTATAATATATATCAATGAATTTAATATTAATGTTACCATACCAATTACTTTATTATTTGACATTAATAAAGATCCACTAATTCCATTTAATTCAGATACATCATCATATTGTTTATCTAACATAACTGTAATTATTGGAATATCTGGTAAATTTAAACTTGTTATTTTATCTTTGTTTGAATTAAATATTTCTTTAAATTTACATTTTAATTTTATTTCTTCTACTTTCTTTGTTTTACAATATTTATTAATATCTATTGATTTTATGTATAAATTTTTATCAATTTTCTTACTTAATATTAAATCATCCAAAGAATAACAGTTTATATTTTTAGCCAATCCAATATTTAACAATCCTAATTCTAATTCATCAGATATATTATCAATACCACACTCAAATTTATTTCTTGCATTATAAATATTAAATTTATAACCATTATTAATAGAATGAAAACATGTTAAAACTAATTTTCGATTATTAATATTAAAAATATTGCCTACACTATATTTTATCATACAATTATTACTATTATTTGTTAAATTTAATGGATACGAAATTAACTTCGAATCAATATATGATTCTACAACATATGTAGACATTTTTAATCATATATTATTAATAAATAATATACAATATAATTAATAATTCAATTTTTCTGTGAATGTTATATTGGCAATTAAATCCTTTATGTAAGAATTATATTTAAAATTGTTATCATAATCAAAATTACCACCAGTCTGAATATTAATCAAATATGATGGATCTAATAATATACTTTTTAATTTTTTGTTTAACTCGACTTTCGAATCAGAAGGATTATCAAAAATTACAGATATTCGCTCCATTGAACTATTTTTATTTAAATTATTAAATAGGTCATATCTAATTCTTTTTATAACACTTATATATTTTGTGATAATTTTATTAACTACTGGATTAGTATTTTTCATTAAAATTACTTTATTTATTACATTTTTAACATCGTTTTGATGTTTTGTTATATTAAATCGCTTCTCATCATAAATCATTTGTGGAAGCACTCGTGCAATAATATTTGGCTGAATGTTTTCAACAAATGACATTTCATCATCACCAGTTGTAACATTTTCTTTTTTAGATATGTATAAAATATTTAGACTAAAATTACCTTCTTTAATAAATGTGTTATTCATCATTCTGGTTTTCGATTTATCTAAAGATTTATAAAAAACTTGACCAAGTTTATACACATAATCTATTACTGGATTAAATACACTTATGTAATAGTAATTACTATTAATTATTCCTATATTTGAAACTATATTAAATCCAAATCCATGCATTAATGGTATTTTAATTAAATCTTCCTTTGCAACCTCATTTATCCCTATCATCTGCGGTGTTCTAGAATCAAACCAACTAATATCTAGTGGTTTTTCATTTACTATTTCTTGATCAATATCTAATAGTTTATCTTCATATTTTTTAATATCGTTCAATAATTTACAATATGTTGTATAAAATGTAACTACATTACTATGATTTAAGTATTTTGATTTGCACCATGTTTTTATTAATTTTAAATATTCTTTGTCCTTAAATTTTGATATATAATTACTATAAAAAGTATCATTTTTAATCAAATTATCAAGTTCATCATCAATTAAACCACTCGATAGTGATAATTTATTGGTGTTTTTCATTTGTATAAAATTATATAGCATATTTTTATCAATATTCCTGTAATCATTATTTTTATCCCCATTTATAAACTTCATTTTTTCATAGTTCATATCATTTATTATTGAAGTTGACTTTTTATTGTTAATTATATCAGTAATAGATTTGCTCTGAAAACCTTTCATATTTGCTAAATTTACTGTCATAAAATTTATAATATCCGACGCTATTTTAATCAGAGTGTTTGAATCCCCATATTTATTTGAATATCTTATCATAGCCTCTAAAAATTCTGGCCTATCTTTTTCATCAATTAATTTGCTTGATACAATATCACTAGGCGATCTTAATGTTAAGTACATTGCCAGTAATTTTAACATATCATCGTGACAATTATATTTTCTGCTATATACAAAAGAAATAACTTGTGATAACGATAATTGAGACAAATGTTGCTTTAATTTAACAATATTATTTCCAAATTCTGTTTTATATATTTCATTTGTAGTCTTATCATGGATTATAAACAAATATTCTCTCAGTATATCCCAAAATGATGTCATTTTACCAGAAATAAATAAATCGTTTTCTTTTTTAATATTACATTTTTCATTATCAATCGTATCAACAATTGTACCAAGTATATTTCTGATAAAACATAATTCATCTGGATGAACAATATAAAATTTACCTTTTTGATCATCAAGTGTTTCTTTGTCAAAGCCTGATTTATAATACATAAATGGTAATTCAGAATTTTCATAATCATAATGACTTATATCTCCAAAATAAGAATATATTTTATCTTTAATATAATATTGTGATTTGACAAAGCTACTTAACCCATCATTATATAAATCATCTATTTTACCTTTACCTGCTAATTTTGGATTGTTTGGATCATTTTCTGATGTAAAAAATGGTATATCGTTGGATGATTCCCTCAACATTTCCATTAATTTATCACTCAAATCTTCTATAGAAATATTAAATTGCCTTTTATTATTTTGCATAGCACCTTCTTTATAATTATAGTATACAGATCCTGGTGCAACTCTTCCAACACGACCCTTTCTTTGCAACCTACTTGATTCAGATATTGGAAGTAGTGATAACATTGCAGATCTAGCCTTGTAATCATAAATATTTGTTTTCTGAGTACCAGTATCAACAACATATCTTAATCGACCAATTGTTATTGATGCTTCCGCTATATTGGTAGCCACTATAATTATTCGTGTATATGTCCCTTCCGGAACTTTTTTATATCTACTTTCATCTATTTCCAAATCAAATCTTATATTTTTTGGAATTATTAATTTGTTTATATTTTTATCTAAATCTTCTACAAAACTTCTTTTTACATCAGGCAATTTACTCAAATATGGAATTGCAATTACATTTAATGGTGTATTTTCATTTAATTTTTCTACTGCATTTATAATTTCAGCTTCTCCAGGTTGAAATAATAATATATCTCCATCAGTTGTCTCCTTAACTATCTTTAATACAGTATTTACAGGATCATCATTTGGAACATAGATTTCATCAATCTTATATTGAGTAACTTCACCTGGTGGTGATATATGAATTCTTCTATCAATATTAATTCTATCTAAATTGTATTTTTCTATCATAGTATCAAGTGGAAACATTCTATTATCATTAATATCCCTGTAATATCTTCTGTATACTGGTTCATCCTCATCCATTGTTGCACTAATAATTACAAGTTTCACATCATTATTAAAATATGATACATACTTCATTCTTGTTAATATTAAATCCATATTTTTGTTATGTTCATGTGCTTCATCAACAATTACAATATCATATATGTTTTTTGTTGAATAATTTGTACCATTTACTAAACTTTTTAATATTGGATTTTTTAATTGTGTTTCTAATGTACCATCAGTCATTATTTTTAAAGATAATCCATTGTTTTTAGTATCGTGACTTTTTTCTTTGTATTTGTATTGAATATAATAATTATTTGTTGGAATATTGTCGTCGATGCTTTTATTATAAGATTCTATTGGTATACCCATTTGTCTAGCTATAGTTAATGCATTATTTTTAGTTGGTGGAACTCGTGGCTGTGTACAGGCTATTTTACCATTCATTTTATAATCTATTGTTTTCAAAGCATATAATAATAGTTTTGGTGTTTGTGTTGACTTTCCAACACCAGTACCACCAGTTATATATATGATTCTATTATTTATATAATGATGGAAGAAACCAATTTGTGATATCCAGTCCATTGCATATGTATAAATCCAATTACCAAAACCTACCTCGGGATCCGTAAGTACATTTATATATTTATCAGTTTTCACTGATTGACCTTTTTTATAATTTACATCAATTGATCCGTATTCTAAATTATTTATAAAATAAATTGATTTTTCCCACCTCTTTTTTAATTTTGGATTTCTTATTACATATTCACCTAATCGTCGCTGAATTGCATCATTGCGCTCATTGGTACCATGTGGAAGCATTTCACCATCAGATAGTCTTGCATCAGGAATAAATTCACTTAATATTCCAGAATATGACATTACTTCAAAAACTATCAAACCTAAACTTGTTTGAATATTATCATGAATCCTAATGTTTTTTTTAATTGCCATTTCTTCACCTAACCCTGCTTTTTCTCGTAAATATTTCATTATTGTAAACCAGCTAAAAATACCAGTATTAGGTTTGGTAGTATGGGAACCTGTGTTACTATCCATATTCAATCGATCTATTATTACTTTCCTGTCATCAGATGTTAATGATTTCCAATATCTTGGATAAGTAACATATTTCCCATTAATATTAACATAACTAATTAATGATTTAGAATAATTGTATATATTTTTATAAGTTATACTATTTATCTTATCATCTGTATCGTCTACTTCAGATAAATCTCGATTATTTAGTGTGTATTGTTTAGTAATATTATTATAGTCTAAATAATGTGATGCATAATATGTTCCACGTAAATCCGACATACAATCTTTGATATATTCATATACATATTTACCATTGTTTATTAAGCTACGTGCAGTTATTTTAAATTTCTCAATAAATGGTAGATTTTCATCATCGTCATCATCTTCATCATTATTTATCTCATCAATATTTAATTTTTCAAAACCATCTTTAACCGCTGAATTATGATTTTTACCATATTTACTATAAAAATATATTATAATCTTGATCAAATATGATGATAATTCTTTTGTAAGACCCATTAAATTTTCCTCATTAATAAATATTTCCATTAATCGATTCCATTCTTCATTAAAGTGCAATTTTTCATCATCTGTCAATCTATTCCAATTAGTATCAGATACACATTTTTCTATGTTTAAAAATCGATTTAAAATATTTGTAAACTTATATGCATTTTTATCAATAAATATATCATAAATAATCCATTTTATTGATTTTATCTCATGAAATAAATAATTTGATATTACATTATATATTTCACTAGCATTTAAACCACCATTAGGTTTTTCAACATTTAATTTTGGCTTTTCATCATTATCTAAATTAACTGGATACCACTCTTTAATTTTATGATTTGTTATATTATTATAAGTAATCTGATATGATCGTAAATTAACAATATTATCACTATCAACTGGTCTAATGTTTATCCAATTAACATACAATTTATTTGCAATTGTCTGAATTGTATCAAGCAATAATAAATAATTATGAGTTAAATGCTCTTCTGAAAAATTTAATTCTTCTGCAATTATACTTTTATTTGTTTCATTTTTTATTCTCATACATCTTCCATATTGAAGATTTGTATATTCATATTTAGGTTCTTGTTTATTAATATTGTAGGTGTCATTATTTTTCTTTTTAATATATAAATCATCTAGTGATCTTAATCCTTGTTTTTTAACACCAGATGTATCATCTATAAAAGGAAGTAATAAATAAAGTAATCCAATTGAGTCCCTGTATTTATTTTGTCTTAATTGATGTTCATATATTTTTCTATTTTCAATATCAAAATTAAACTTTATAGCAATGGTATCAATAATATTTAATAAATATTCAAATAAAATATTTTTATGGCGCAAATTTAATTCTGGAAAGACTTTGTTTAATACATTTTCTTTTATTTCAAATTTGAAACTATCTGTTATAAAATAATAATCCATATTTCCTTTATTTATATTACAAAGAAAATTTTTTTAATTTACACTCTTTAATAAGAAATATGTAATTAAAAATGTTAATTAGAATAAATAAATAACATATAAAATGATTTAATATATCGATTTAACTAAATCAATTCTACCTATCGATTCTAAATATGATACAACATCGGTTTTATCAAATTTATCTTGACACTTTTTGTAAAGATTTACTAAAGAATACAAACCACATTTATCATTTGATTTAACACTTTTTTTGTAACATTCAAGGGCCTTATTGTAGTCTAATTCAACACCTTCTCCAAATTCATACATTAAACCTAGATAATAATATCCATCATCATTACCATGATTAAATGCTAATTCATACAATCCTTTTGCATATTCATGATCACCCCTATCTGAATAAATATGGGCTAATGATATCATACATTCAGTATGGTTCTTTTCAACACCTTGTTTGTAATAGTCACATGCAGTATCATAATCACGTTTACATACTATTCCATGTTCATACATTTTACCCAACTTATAAAATCCATTTGGATTTGTCATAGACATGTTTTCATATAATGTTTTCAATGAATTGAAATCTTTATTACGAATATACGTTAATTCTAATTGTTCCATGTTTATATAGTAATAATAACATAGAGATATATTACTTTATCATTATGATTAAATTTCATTTTTTTTAATATATAAAATTTGAATAAATATCTACAAAACATATAAACATATATCATAAATATTAAATATATAAAACAATGGATTTTGAAAAACTAAATAAACGAATAAATCATATGTTTTCATATGAAACTGATGATTTTTTTGTTAATATCAATTTAAAAAAAGAAATTTCAGATATTTTATATGATTTCCAGATTTTTCATGTATTTAATTTAATGACTGCTTTCCGCTCCAATAATATTATTTTAGATGGATCAGATACAGGAACAGGTAAAACATATACATCTATCGCATTATGTAAACAATTAAATCTAAGGCCATTTATTATTTGTCCAAAAACTATTATGGCTGGTTGGAAATGTATATGTGATATATTTAATGTAAATCCCCTTGCAATTGTAAATTATGAATCCATAAAAAATGGTAAATGCTATGATCAAGATGGTAATCGTATAGAATGTAAATATATTGAAATATCAACAATTGATAATAAAAATATAGAATTTAAATGGAAATTGCCAAATTATTCAATTATAATATTTGATGAAACACACAGATGTAAAAACCATAAAACACAAAATGGACAATTATTATTATCAGCAAAAGATCAACGAAAAGTTTTAATGCTGAGTGCAACTATATCTGATAAACCAGAATCATTTCATATATTTGGTTATATGTTAAATTTTTATAAAAATATTAGTCAGGCTAAAAATTGGATAAATGGTGTTATTATGGAAGACAAAATGAATCTCAATAATAAAATAGAATTAAGTGCAATTAATAAAAAAATATATCCAGATAAAGGATCTAGAATGCGTATAAAAGAATTAGGTGATAAATTTACAGCTAATCAAATATCATCAGATACATATTTTATTGAAGAAGATAAAAGGAAAATAATTAATAAGGCATTTGATGAAATAAATAAAAATACTTTAATCCTTAAAAGTCGCAAGGATATAGATTGTTTACAAAAAATCAATGAAACAATAATAAATGACAACGCCAAGAATATAACTAATAATGGCGAAATATTAAAAGAAATCATTATTGCAAGACAATTATTAGAAGATGCTAAAATACCTATACTTGTTGATTTAACTAATGATTATTTAGAAAATGGATATAACGTGGCTTTATTTGTAAACTATAACAATACAGTTGACAAATTGATGAAATTGTTGAATACCAGGTGTGTCATAAGAGGATCGCAAACTATTGAAGAACGTCACAAAAATGTCGAATTATTCCAATCAAATGAATCAAATATTATAATATGTAATACAGGTGTAACTGATGGTATTAGTTTACATGATTTACATGGAATTCCAAGAGTATCTTTGATATCCCCAACTTTTTCTGCAATTCAACTCGTCCAAGTATTGGGACGAATATCGCGTATTGGTGCTAAAACTCCGGCATTACAAAGAATAATTTATGCAGCCAATACATGTGAAGAAGTTATATGTAACAAACTAAAAACTAAATTAGATTTCTTGTCTAAATTAAATGATAATGATTTGATTAATATTGATGAATAATTTTTACTTTTTTAATTTATGTATTTATAATATAGTCTTTATAAATGGATAATTCATCAAAAAAGTTCTCAGTTGGTAGCAATGGACAACAATGTATTGGTCCTTGTTACCCAGCTGGTTTTGAAATACTGCATCCAATAACATTACAATTAATGACAAACCCAGAAAACCCCTTTTGTCCGACTACAAAATGGGTCGACCCAATTGATAATAAAATTAAATGGACAGATTTATGTATTGTTTCAGAAAATGATAAACTTAATACAGATAATAAACAAAGTATTGATTATATTTTACCAACATTAGGTATTAATAGTGAAATATTCCTCAAAACATATTATAAAATATATTCTTTCGAAAGTGCACTCGATTATATTTTTAATGATAATTTGCCTTTATATACACAATTAAGAATAATTAATTGCGCTTGGAAAGTTTATGGATATAAAGCAGAAATAATAAATGACCAATTAATTAATTTTTATATAAATTTGATCAAAAAAGAATGGATTAAAGACATTTATCCTCAAATTGCAAATCTTATTTATGTTGATGGAAAAAATATATACTTCAAAGAAAATAAATCGACAATCGAAGATAAACAAATTGAAAAAATAAACTTTTTTAATAAAAAACTCAATACAACACAAATAATATATAAAATATTAATTTTGTATATTAATGAAAATAAATCGAATTGGAAAGATATTATAGATCATAATGAAAATATTAAAAATACAGTAATAAATTACATGGTTAATAAAATTAATTCTACTATTGATCATGATACAACATAATTTTTTTATAATATTATATTATATATAAAACATGCTTTTTTCCAAAAAGAATAAATTATTGGGTGGTAGTGCAGTACCAAGTTCTATAAGTAGTCCTTTTATGTCACCAACATCTAGTCCTTATGTTGTAACATCAACATCGAGTCCCTATGTTATGACACCGACATCTAGCCCATATGTTATGTCAACAACATCTAGCCCTTATATTGTAACTGATTCAATATTATCTACTGATATATTTTCACCAGTTTCCACATTGACACCATATAGTCCAATTATTAGTACAATTCCATCTGGACCATTAACATTGAGTTTTGATTATAGTAAACCATTAGTTGGTGTATATGAAACAATTGATGATCTTCCTGAGGTCAGAAAAAAAATGTTAAATTATTATTATGATTTAATTAGAGATAAATGGCTTTTAGATGAAATTAATGATGTATTAAATTATTTTGTTAATAGGGATAGTAATATCAGTATGATAAAAAATTTGAATGAATATGATCCTAATACTATAGAAAAAGATACAGATAAAATTGCAGAGAAAAAAGTTGAGTATATTGAAAAAAATATATTCACTAAATATGATTTAACTAGTGTATTAAATAAATTTACAAAGGAAACAAATACAAAATGGGTTGATTTACCTAAAAATGATTTTTTCTTAAGACAAGTTGTTAAAGAATATATCATTCGTGAAATTAAAAAAAAAATTAAAGAGTCAAAAAAGAAGCTCTAAATATTTTGAATGGAGTGCTAATAGACAAATACGTGCAGGAGATATAACAAATAATACTGAAAAGCTTTTAATTGTTGATCAATTTAATCAAGTAATTGATTCTGATGTATTACACTATGGCCTAAGACATATTGCATTAATGAATAATTATAATCAACAAATACACTTAAGTGTATTTGCCAGCTACTGTTGAAGAAATTGTATTTGGTAAAATGTTTGATAGACCTTTATTTATCAATAACAGAAGAGTTATTCCAGACAATGCTAAAACAGTTAGATTTTATAATCCAAATGTACAATTAGATAATAGAGCATTTACTTTTAATACTAGAGTATATATGGTTGATAATGATATTATTAAAAAATATTTCCATTAAAAATAAGATAAAGTGAAACAATTTAAAAATAAATCTAGATATAATATTATTGATACTATGTCTAAAAATATATTACATGAATACTTTTTTTATCAAGAAAAATATACTAAAACATATGATAATAATACAATTATTTTTATGAGAATTGGTGATTTTTATGAAGCATATGCAACAGAAGATAAAGGATTTGATTTATCGAAAATTTCAGAGGTTACTAATTTGGTTAAAACTAAAAAAGACAAAAAAATTGAAAGAGTTGATGAGAAAAATCCATACATGATGGGTTTTCATTATACATCACTTAATAAGTTTTTGAAAATAATGGTTGATAATGGGTTTACTGTTGTTATTGTAGATCAAATTACACCAGCACCTAATCCTAAAAGAGCAGTCACTGGTATATATTCTGCTGGTACATATGTCCATGATGCAGATTCAACAGATTCAAATAATATTGTTTCAATATATATTGAAGATGAAAAACAAATGAATGGCGGATATTTAAGTTGTATTGGATTATCATCAGTTGATTTAACAACTGGAGAATGTATAGTATATGAAGTGTTTTCGACAAATGGAGATGATAAATATGCACTTGATGAAACATATAGATTTATTATTAGTTATAATCCCAAAGAAATAATCATTACAAGAAAAGAAATTGAAAACATATCAATGAAAAAAGATTCCTTGATTGCATATTTGGAATTAGATGGTAAAAATTATCATTATTCATCTAATTTAAATAAAAACTTTGCTAAATTATCATATCAAAATGAATTTTTTGGTAAAATTTATAAAGATCGTGGTATGATGACACCAATTGAATTTATTGATATGGAAAAAATGATATATGCTAGACAAAGTTTATTAGTTTTATTCGATTTTGCATATAAACATAATGAATCATTTATTAATAATCTTAATAAGCCAACAATTTTTACAAATTCAAAACATTTAATTTTAGGAAATAATGCAATATATCAATTAAACATTTTAGAAAATAATTCAATTGATTCTTCTAATAATAAATTTAGAAGCCTTTTTGATGTTATAAATCATACCTCTACAGCAATGGGTAGAAGATTTATTAAAAATGCAATATGTCAACCATTAACAGATCCAGATGAAATCCAATTAAGATATAATTGTACAGAAGAAATGATTGAAAATAATCTATATTTAACTATTGAAAAACATCTAGATAGTATTCTTGATATTGAAAGATTAGGAAGAAAAGTATTTTTGGGTATGATTCATCCATATGAATTAGCAAACTTAATGGAAAGTTTTAATGGAATAGAAAGCATTTATAAACTAATCCAAAATACAAAAAATATTAAAGCATATATACCTGATAAAAAATTAATTTCAATGGTTAATGAATTCTTAGAAAATTGCAATAAAACATTTGATATTAATGAGCTTAAAAAACAAAATCTAAATGATATTACTAATTCATTCTTTTTAAAAGGAGTATATCAACAAATAGATGAATTAAATAATAAAGTAATTAACAACATACAAGTTATGGAAAAAATTTGTACAGAGTTATCTAAATATATTGAAGACAAAACTAAATTAGGTAAAAAAACTAAACCAACTACAGATAATGATGAAACTAATATGATTCCAAAAAATAATTTAATAGCATTAAAAAAAACTGACCGTGATGGATATTATTTATCAATGACAAAAATTAGAGCAGATAATTTAAAAAAGAAACTAGAAGGCCTTGATTTTATTACATTATCAGATTCATTATCTATTGATCCAAAAAAATTAATATTCAAAGAATCAACGCCAAATAAATCTGGAAAATGTAGCAATACTAAAGTCTTTTTTGCCGATTTTAATAATAAATCAGATGATGTTATATTTTTAAAGGAAAAATTAATATCTATTGTTAAAAAGAAATATCTTGATTTATTAACATCATATGGATTAAAATACAAGGATATGTTTAGAGAAATTGCTCAATTTATTGCAAAAATAGACTTTTTAAAATCTAATGCAAAAACTGCAAAAATGTTTAATTATTGCAAACCTGAATTAATTGACAATAAAAATAATGGATGTATTAATGCTTATAAAATGAGACACCCTATAATTGAAAGACTCAAGACTGAGATTGAATATACATCTCATAATATTCAATTAGGAAAATCAATTTATAATATTGATAATCTAGATGGTATTCTCCTTTTTGGTCTTAATTCATCGGGAAAAAGTACATTAATGAAATCAATTGGATTAAATTTAATTATGGCCCAAGCAGGGATGTATGTTGCTGCCGATTCTTACAAATATTCGCCATATGATTCATTATTTGCACGAATTACTGGTAATGATAATATATTCAAAGGTTTATCACAATTTGGATTAGAAATGACTGAATTACGTGCAATTCTTAAAAGAAATAGTCCAAAAACATTAGTTATTGGTGATGAAGTGTGTAGAGGTACTGAACATATATCTGGTAATTGCATTGTTGCTGCAACAATAATAATGTTAGCTAAATCAGGATGTAGTTTTATTTTTGCTACACATTTACATGAAATAGCAGATATGAGCAGAATTAAATCATTAGATAATGTGAAAACATTTCATTTAACAGTTGAATATGATACAAAAACAGATTCTTTAATTTTTGACAGATTATTAAAAGAAGGATCCGGTAGTTCAGTTTATGGATTAACTGTTGCAAAATACATTATACGTGATGATGGATTTATGAAATTGGCACAAGAAATTATGAATGAATTATTGGATAAACCAAATGAATTATTAAGTAATAAACAATCCAAATATAATGCAAATTTATATGTTGATTCTTGTCAGGTATGTGGGAAAAAAAATAGTGAAAAAGAAGAATATGTTGGCTTCTTAGATACACATCATATCAATTTTCAAAGTAATTGTAATGAAGATGGTTTTGTTATTGGAAAATCACATTTACCAATGAATAATAAATCAAATTTAGTAGTACTATGTAAATTATGTCATCATAAAGTTCACCATAATCAATTAACAATAAATGGTTATAAAGACACATCAAATGGTAGAATCATTGATTATAAATTCATTGAAATTGAACCAACAACTAAAAATATAACTAAACCTTTAACTAAAAAAACAAATAGAAAAACAGTAAAATAATTGTATAACTTTATTATAAATTTGATTTAATACAAAAATAATAAATCAAACTACAAATAATATTTTTATAATCCAACAACTGCTGAACTAATATTATCTTCATCGGTTGCCCATAATAGTAAACTACAACTTTTCATATATTCATCTACTTTCATTCTTATCTCAACAGTTATATTTTTCGCAATCAAATTTAACCGGTCAACTAATAATTGTAAATACATGTCAGTTTCATCATCATCAACATCACATCTTGAAATAGTATTTTCGAACAATAATTCATTTTCTCTAATTTCATGATTTGTAGATGTTGTATTGTGAATTATCCAATCACTATCTTCAACAAAAAATCCACCAGCTTTCCAATGATATCTTTTTAATACTTTTAATGCATCATATTTAAATTCATTTAATGTTTTAGTATTTTTTGGGCTTTTATGTTGATAATTCTTTAATTCATATAGCAATAATGTTCTTTTAATTTCATTTATATCCATACATTTAAGTACAAATAATTTCATTTCAATTTCATCCATTTTATCATAGTTGTTATAAATATATTTACCTAATTCATGTTTTTCATTTTTTGATACAGTGTTTACTCGATTAATATAATTTTTATTTTTTTCTAAATTATGTTTAATATTGTATAATTTCATTTCCTGTTCCCTTTTATGTTCATCTTTTAGTATTCGACTAATATCCATTTAATATTATAATTTATAATATTAAACTTTAAGTTATTTTAAAATTATCTTATTACAACAATAAATATTTATAAATAAAAACATTAAATAATTTTTAACTGATATGTCTTTTTATCTACATCAACAATCAAACAAGGCATAGATAATATTTTTTCAGAATTTGGATCATATGTAACATATTTTCGTGTATTAACTCTCCCTTCATTTGCATAATTAGTTAGTTTTTCTATTATTTCATTTTGCATACTTTCATCTTTTATATTTTCTTTTATATATTCTTTTATTTTAACAATTTTATGGAAAGCTAATAATTTATTCCATTGTTTTCTAAATGTATATTTATCTATTTCTTTGAACATATTTTCTTTTTGTTGTTGTACATTATCTTGTTTTTTGATTGGAATATTCAATAAATATTCAATAATCTGTGTTCTTTCTTCTAAATTTTCATCATGAATATTTGCAAATATATTAGTTTGGTTAGAATTTTTAAAATATTCAAGCTCATTTTGTAATTTTCTATTAAAATTACCAATTTTAATAGTATCTATTTGGTGTGATGGATCCATTTATGATATTTTAATATATTATTTATCTTTTAAATTATTTTATTCATTTTTCAATTTTTAATAGTCATATATACATATCATGCTAATATGATTTATCATTAGATGTAAATAAATATTTTCTACAATATATTTATTATAATGGGGATTTATAATTTAGTTGAATCATTTAATAATAAAGAAATATTCAAAAATATTGTAATTGTTTTAGTATTTTTATTTTTTTTCATTAAAATACCTATTGGCTTAAATATATTGTTAGCATTATTTCTTGCAGTTGTATGCATTATATATCTAAAAGAAAGAGAAACATATGCTGATATTGTTGAAGATGAACAATTCAAAAGAAAACAAGCAACAATAAAACCAAAACCAAAGTATTTTAATAATGATAAAGATATGATAGATTTCTTATTTTCAGTTCAAGATTTTTATGTTTTTAATCCACCAGCATTCGAAGAAATTATTGATAATCTTGATGCATTTAAAGTTTTAGAAAGAAGTATTTTTGACAATCCAGAACTCTCAAATTATTATTATCAAATTGCTGAAAGTAAACTTTCAAATGCACTTAATGCATTTCACTCTATAATATTTAATTTACCAAATAATCAATTATATACTGAAAAATTTAATAGAGCACATAAACGATTACAAAGTATTACCAATAAACATTTAAATGAAATATATGACCAATGTACATACAATTTGAAAAAAGATGGATATAGTGTTACAAAGAGAGCCATTTTGACTGGTCCTAAAGAATTTAATACATATCATGATAAAAATTTTACATACCAATTTTATTAAAATATAATTTAAATCTAAATATTTTTATGTACACCTAAAAATATAGAACATAAAGACTAGATATGACAACACCAAGAAAATATAAATTTGTTAGCAGTTTTGACAAACCAGAAGATATTATTGTATCAACAGCATCATTTTTACAAATAGCATCATTTCCAAATCCAAAAAATAAATTATACCATATTAAAAAATTTATAATTAATCAAAATAATGAATTTATAGATGCAAAAGAATATTTCTTAAATAAAAATAAATATGAAAAATTACTTAAAATTAAAAGAAAAAATGAATATAAATTGTATGCTGTATATGATTTAAATACTGTTAATGTACCATCACTATCCGATATTTTAATGTTAAGATCTACTATCTTAGGATCCGATCATTATAATTATGGATTTGCACCATTTAATTAAGATTGATCTCCATTAATTTAGTAATTTTATTTCATGAACATGTGTTATTACAGAAGATGATTTTATTTCATCTTTATTGTTGATAAAAAACATATATAAATATAAAATAATTGCAATTAATATTATAAAAATACCTATATAAAATAACCTATTTTGTTTAATAAAAACATTTTTTGAAATTTTAAAATTTAGTAAATCATCAATAATATTAAATATTGCATCCTTCATATTAATCATTATTTGACCGATAGATAAATCATACAGCGCAACTTGTTCTACAGGTTTATTTAATTCACTTATTTTTTTATCAATACGTTCCCGCATTTCTTCTTTTCGTTGATCTTTGTATTGATCAAAATCACGATTGAATTTATCAATGTCAAATTTACCGCTATCTAATCTATATAAATACTTGCCATTATACTCACGACCCAATAATCCACTTTTTGCCGACCCTTGATCAACATTTATATCCATTGATTAATATTAATCTACTATAAAAAAATTGATAATAATACTTAAAATTATGAAATTATAATATCAAAATATTATATTATAAATATGTTATACTATAAATGCCCTACTTGTAGAACTTTGCTAGCTAATAAACAAATACCATATCAGGAAAAAATTAACCATATATGTACAAACCAAAAAATGACAGAAAAAGAAAAAGATGAAGCTAAAAGAAAAGTATTAGTTGAATTAGAATTACACAGACCATGTTGTCGAATGAGAATAATGGGTTTTATAGATCTAATTGATAAAATCAAATAATTTAATTGTTGTATCGCCGGTAATATCATTCACTGTACATGATTTCATTTCTTTATTTATTCCAATATAATTTATATACCATTCTCTTTTATTTTGATCATAATCAACTATGATACATGGAATTTGGATTGGGTTTTTGCGATTTTCTAGATTCCATTTATAATATACTCTTATATTAGTATCATTTTTAATATCACATGCTATAAAACTTTTGTTTATTGCTTTATATACTGACAATTTTGGATTGGTTGACATTATATTTATTTTCGATTAAATTTACACTAATTAACCTCAATTATTTATCATTCAAATTATTATTTTATATATTTAGTAGGTTTCATACCAATTTTAATTATTTCAGTAAATGATTCATTAATTTTAGGAGTTGATAGTTTACATGTTTGTGTACCTAATAAAAATTTACTATATGAAAATTCATTACCATATTCGATTTTCTTTTCCCCTAAATAATAAATAAATCCTACCATTAATAAAATAATACATAATATTACTAATACTAATTGGAAATAACTTATCATATCTTTTGTCTTTGAATCAGTTATCGAATCTTTAAAAATAAATAGTACATAGATAATTCCTAATAATGATATAAATGCAATCCACATTTTATGATTCATTTTTGTTGATACCATAAAACATAAATATATTATCGCAGAAAATAATAATTTTAATATTGGTGAATATTTAGTGGTATCTACTAACGATACAAAAAAATATAGTGTTAAAAAACCAAGCAAATGTTTAATAGCCATGTTTGTATTAAATGCGTCCTGGACTTTACATCCAAATAATGTTCCAAGATAATTACTTGAAATCATTAAATATAAGACAAACAATGATTTTGCAGAACTATTTAAAAAGTCCATTATATATATATTTATAATATAAAAAGTGTATTATAAATAATAAATTAATTTAAATTTATGAAATCAAAAAGTTGAATTACATAATTAATATAAAGATACAAGTATACTATAAAATATAATTTATATATGTCAATTTTAAAAAAACATGAAAATAAACTAAAAACTATAATTAAAAATGATCATGAAGGTAAATTTTATAGTGACAATGATTTACGAGAAATAATCAATTCAATAATAATTTCTGTTAAAAAAGATTGCGATTTAGAAGATGAAAGTATTACTACATTTGTTACTCAATATTTATATTGTGGAAAAGATGGTAAATATTTCTTTAATTTTAAAAGAAGACAAACAAAAAAAAGAGAATACCATCATAAAATATTAAATTCAGTCAAAGATGATTCATTACAAAAAGAATCTAATAATGAGGGATTCTGTTTAACAAGAACTGTAACGGAAACAATTAAACTTGATGCTGAACCAACATCTGAAGAATTATTAGAATTAGAAAAAGAAATTTTTGCTAAAGTTGAAAGTAAACAGGCAGTATTCCATGAACCAACCATAAATAATAAACAAATTATTGAAGAACCAGATTATGGTGAATATCAATATCCATCTGATTATAAATTTAAATATGTTAGACCAACAACTGATTTATATGGCCCATATGGTACACAATGGTATCATGATGAACAATATGATGATATTCTTGATGAAAATGCAATAAAATATTCAAAACAGTTTGATGTATTACGTGCCATTAAACTACCAGAACAAAGAACACCGGAATGGTTTAAAATGAGAGATGGCAAAATTACTGCCAGTGATGGTGGAACAGTAATTGATCTTAATTCACATGAAAAACAATATAGCTTTATATTAAAAAAAACATTAAACCCACCTTTTTTATCAAATGAATTTGTTCATCATGGTAAAAAATACGAAGATGTTGCCACTATGATATATGAATATCGAATGAATGTTTCAACTGATGAATTTGGATTAATAGGTCATCCTAAATATGATTTCCTTGGAGCAAGTCCAGATAGAATATGCAATAAATATAAATTAGATGGAATTCATAAATCTAAATTTATAGGTCGAATGTTGGAAATCAAATGCCCTTATGTTAGAAAAATTAAAATGAGTGGACCAATTATTGATAATATTTGCCCAATATATTATTGGGTGCAAGTTCAATTACAACTTGAATGTTGTGATTTAGAAGAATGTGATTTCTGGCAATGTGAATTAAAAGAATATGAATCTAGAAATGAATTTATTGAAGATACTGACCCAAATGAACCGTTTAAATCACGAACAACTAAATTTGAAAAAGGATGTATTATTCAATTATTACCTAAAAGACGAATGCAAGATATAATTAATGGTAATTATAAAACTGTTGTTGAAGAAGATTCAAAATATATATTTGCACCAAAAATAGAAATGTCACCTTATGAATGTGATGTATGGGTAACTAGAATATTAACTGAATTACCTTTTGATCCTAAATATAATGATTACTTTTTTGACAAAGTACTATATTGGAAATTAGTTACATCAAAATGTGTTTTAATTAATAGAGATAGAAAATGGTTTGAAGAAAATTTACCGACAATGCAACGTGTTTGGAATTATGTTTTGTTCTTTAGAGAAAATAAAGATAAGCTAAAAATTCTTGTTGATTATATTGAATCTAGACCAAAAAAAATGAATAAAGATATCATGAATGTAATTGAAAAATTATATAAAAAATCCGATCCTTCATATAATAAACAAATTGAACTTATTCTTAAATCTATTGAAGATACAAAATTACAAAATGAAATTGATTTAAAAGAACGAGAGGAAAATAATGGATACATGTTTATTGATGAATCGTCTGAAAGTCAACCAATTGTAGCTAAAAAAACATATACTCCAAATCCATATAAAAAAATATTTATAAAGGCAAATAGACAACAAACAAACAATGATAACGATTATCATTTTATTTAATTTATTTACATTGTATTAAAAGTATTTTACAATTCTTTTTTATAAGAGAATTATAATTAAAAGTTTATTAGTTTTTAATGACCTAAAATTATGATAAATGAATTACAATAACTGTAAATTTAATCATTTTATAATACATGTGTTTAACCTCTATAAATTGTATTTATCATATATGTTCATATAATACAAATCAAATCAGTTGCTTATGATATTTGTATTTACAAGTGAATCAAAATCTGACTTTTTAATGTGATTGAAATTATTAATAAAAGAATATTAATTGACCAAAATATGTCAATATTACTATACTTGTGTACTTTTAATTATATTACCTCGAAATTTCTCACTAAATTTAGTTAAAAAAACGAGGAAAAGATTATCGAGCTGTCTAATTTACACTCATATATTTATTTTTTTAATTCTTCATTTATTATTATATTGTATAATGATTAATTTTGATTTAAAACTTGAACT